TATCTTAGCAATTCAATCACATGTCGTTTATGGGCATGCAGGTAATGCTGCGGCTGAGTTCCCCATGCGTCGGATGGGCGCCAACGTTTGGCCGTTAAACACGGTTCAATTCTCTAACCATACGCAGTATGGACAATGGACAGGTACGGTAATGCCTGCTGAGCACCTGACTGATATCGTGCAGGGCATAGCAGCGATCGACCGCTTGAAAACCTGTGATGCAGTATTGAGTGGCTATTTAGGTTCTGCCGAGCAGGGTGAAAAAATCTTAGAAATTGTCCAGCAAGTGAAAGCGGCTAACCCTGACGCATGGTTTTTCTGTGATCCCGTCATGGGACATCCCGAAAAAGGCTGTATTGTTGCACCTGGTGTCGCAGAGTTTCATTGTCAAGTGTCATTACCTGCCAGCGATATCGTCGCTCCTAATTTATTAGAACTTGAAATGCTCTCCGGTCGGACTGTCAACGACCTTAACGAAGCCATTGAGGCGAGCCGTTCGCTTATCGCAAAGGGACCTAAGGTGGTTCTGGTTAAGCACCTATCTCGCGCTGGACTACGCAGTGATCAATTCGAAATGTTGCTGGTAACACAACAGGAAGCGTTGCATATCCAGCGGCCGTTAATTGATTTTGGGGTAAGGCAGCCGGTAGGAGTAGGTGATCTGACGAGTGGCTTGCTGTTAGTCAATCTCTTGCAAGGTAAGCGTTATGATCAAGCCTTAGAGCACATTACCGCTGCAGTCTATGGCGTGATGTTGAAGACGCACAGCATGGGCGAATATGAGCTACAACTGGTCGCGGCCCAAGATGAGATCGCTACGCCGACCCATCATTTCCGTGCCATACCTATTGATACTCTCTAACAAAAGTGTGACCTTTATCTCATTACTAGAGGTCACATTCTTCAAGCTTTGTTGAACATCAGCGTCTACCCCTCGAATATTTCCTAGACTCTTCTCCACACTTACGCTCATGAAAGAATGGGAACATACTGCAATTCTTAAGATATAAACGAGTGACTATGCTGGATCTTCCGGCCAGTGTACGTCGTAATATATGGTTCAATCCTTTTATACAGTCTTATCATGTCGTATTCATTTGTGACATGACCATGTATCTGATTCGCTAAAATTTTAATATTGCGCAAAATGATATGGTCACCACTTATGGGTTAAGTTTGACCCAGTTGGGGTTAATTGGGCTGGGGTTCTTAATTACGAACGGTGTCGGTAAAACCTGACTCTCCTATTACGCTGACAGAAAAAACACTAAGTAGTTTTTACCCTTAATGCTAATCCTTTCTGCCCTCTGTATGCTGGGGTTCAGTGCCAGCATGGGCTCGGGTGGCTAATGGTGGCCTGCTATTCACTCAGCGGCTTTTTCCAAAGTACCGGGGGGGCCTGTAGCTATTCGACGACCACCAAATGGAGGCCACGCGGGAAACGTGGCACTTATCTAGGGTTATGGAATATTTCTCGCAACCTTGGGGGCAGGCGCGGTGGGTGTTGCCTTATTCGGCGCACACTTTTTCTTTAATAGAAACATTATCGGAATGTCAGTATTGGTGGGTTAAGCATATGAAATTGTTAGTTATGTACCCACCTTATTTAGCCTATGGGGCAGTGATGGGGCAAATTCATTTAATTTGTTGTTCAAAATAGCTCTCTGACCTTCATCATTATCAGGCATCCACGCCCCATAAACGTTGTGGACCATTTGAGCATTGGTGTGACCCATTTGAGTTGCAATAAAGTTAGGGTTAGCTCCTGCAGCCAATGACCAGCACGCATATGTGTGTCGAGACTGATATGCTTTCCTGTCTGTAATACCTGCTACTTTTAGTCCAGCCCTCCAAGTTTGCGCTAACGAGACTGAGCTATAGTGGAAATTACAGTTATTTTTGGGTGAAGTGATTTGCGGGTTAAAGACAAAGTTAACCATCTCCGTTTCCTTTTTCCCGTACTCTCTCTTAATCACTGATATTTCCTTATCTGGCATCATCCTAGTCAACTCCATTTGGTCGCACAGAGCTTCCCACGCGGCATCGATTAGAAATATCTTTCTCACTCCCGATTCTGTTTTAGGGGGCTTGAAATATCCCATTGACGTTAAGCTTCTTCTCACCGTTAAAGTTCTTTGGTGTGTATCGACATCTCCCCAAGCTAATGCGCATATCTCACCATGTCGCATACCTGTAAAAACAGCTATAGACCAAAGGTTTTTAATTTGCCGTGACCGGAGGGCGCTATGTAACCGTGAGAACTCCTCTCTTGTTAGCGGGTCAGGTTTTGGTTTATCTCGCTTTAAAGGCGCTATGGATGTAGAAACATTTTTTGTGGTGTAGCCGCTTTCATATGCAAAGCTCAGCATTGCGGAAACTACTTTCATGCAGGAGTTTACGAAAGCAGCAGACCTGCCTGTTCCTTGGATAGAGAAATATCTACCGGCCGAAAATGAGACTTTGAGAAGTTTGATTCTCAATGAGAGCAAGTTCTCTACGTTGATGCTCTGTATCATCCTCTCATTACCTAGAATAGATAGAATGGTCTTAACCATCCCTTGATAGACGCTGAAGGTTGTCGCGGCAACTCAGCCTCCTTTATAGTGAGCCACTTATCGAAAGCGTCCCGTAACGAGATAGGTCCGTTATCAGATGTGAACTTCCTTATATTTTTCGACTCGGGGAATGTTTTAGCGTAATCGAAATTACCTGTCTTAATTGCGTAGGCTACGCTTTCTCTGAGCTGCGATGCCTTATTCCTATTCTTAAGCGTATCAGGCACAGATAATGATTCCCGCATTCTCACGCCTTGATAGCTAAAGCTAATACGCAGAAACCCACCGTGCGACTCAACGCCGGTGGGGTATTTCTTATCTTTCATCATTACTCTCCGATTGTGTTAATGCAATCATGCTTCCTCCACTCGCTTAAACTCAACGACCCATACGAACGGGTTAGAGTGCCAGCTATCCTCGCCATAGATTGATTGCCACAAATAGCTGAAATGACTTACGGCAGTGGGCCTTCCCGTAAAATTGTGGTCAGCGATACAGTCGTAATTATCATGAGATTCATTCAGCTTACCAGCGTCAATACCCTCCGACAAAGCGTCTCCATCGCTAATATCATTCAACCGCTCTACCCGAATATCAGTAATCTCAAGTGTTATACGTGAAGCCCAGCGGGGCATGTGGATAGATGGTGTCCAAGGCCCTTCGAAATCGCTATCTCTATCTGGAACTGTCCACAGTCCGTAGTTATTTGGCTTTTGGTGGCATGATGCGCGGTAAACTTTTGCAGAGTCCTTTCTTTTAGAAACCAGATTGTTATCCCAATCGATGGGGTGTCCATCCTCGTTACCAAGCGTTGCGAACGTCTATCTCACCCATAGGCGATCACCTACCTTACCGAATGGGCACAAGTCATACATAAGCGCATCCATGACATGTGTGTATATCCCATCTTTGTTTTTGCAGGGGAATGCAGTTGTCAGCGTCTACGTTAGAGATAACACGCCGAGTCTGTGTTTTGCTGCCGGATAAAATCGCTCTAACCATTTCACCGTTGAAGATGATTCCGCGCTCTTTAATTTTCTTATCCACTTTACTCTCCACTATAAGTTAGCCTTCCTTGGCGATGGGGGTAGTCGCCGAAACCGCCGCGACCGTTAAGGTTAGATGTGACTATTCCTTCAGTCTTGCGCATAACCTCAGCTAGCTCTTTAACCTCTTCATCACGCTTCCTTGCTCGGTGTAGCTTGTATTCCAAGGCGATGGCTTTCCAGTTTAGATAATCGACATCACATTAGCCCCGAACTTGGCCTTAGCGATTACCTCTCCCCACTGACCAGAGCGTGACCAAGAAAGAGTCGATAGCGTTCTGCTGCGTAAATCGTCAGGAAAGCGTGATAATTCCTCTCTCTGATCAAGTGATAGGCGTGAGAATACCGCCGATTCTTTCTCGGATAAGTTCATGGGGTTTCCTTAAATTAGGTGGGGAGGGTGGTTATTGCTGACTGTTAAAAGGGAATATCGTCTGACCACTGTTCGGGCTGTTGTGCTTGTCCTGCATGATGTTGGTTACTGCCTTGCTGGCCCTGACTCCGTGGCGGTAGGTCAATATCGTTGACTAAAATAGTAGGAATCGAAGCCTTGGTGCCGTCATTCTTTTCCCATTCCTCCAACACAAATGAGCCTGTTACGGTAACCTTCGCTCCTTTCAGGATCCCCTGCGTTAGCTTCTCGGCCATCGCCCCGAACATCTTGCATTGAAGCCAAGATGTTTTCTCTTTATCACCAAAGCCAGACTTTGCTGGCAATGAGAATGTAGCGATATGCTTTCCATTCGGTGTTACCCGTAGAACTGCATCTTTCCCAACGTTACCACTGACTTTAATTGTATTAATCGGCATTATGCTGCCACTCCTTCTAGCTCTGATTTGCGAATTTCGTACACGTCTTCAGCCTTGGCTTGTTGCTCCGTTCCTTTGAGCATTTCCCAAGCCTTTCCAAAAGCTGTCTTTAACTCATCGACGGTATCTTTATTCGCCACGGCGGTAGTGAATGAATGCAATACCTGGTCTGGAGTCGGCGGGGCACTCCTCTGCTTTTGCTGATTAATTGATTGGGTATTACTCGAAGACCTCGACTGGTGATGAAGCTCATCTGTGTCAGCATCCTTTGAGTCATCAATATCAAACAGAACATTAAGACAATACTTCCTTGCATACGAACTAGTTGCCCCAGTAACCTGAGCCGAGTCCATTCCCTTCTTGCTCTCCTCTTCCCTTGCCAAGGCACTCGCCGTATGTGTTGATTCACCGTCTGTAATCGTTGCTACAGCCCTGACATAGTAACGACTCCCTATCATTACAACTTCGTCAGATATACTCAGGAAGAGACCGTTAAGAAGAGGTTTAACCCCCTCCAAAATATCTTCACAGATACGATATTTATACTTACCGAAAATGTTGTACTGGTTCTTTGGTGCGTTAAGTGTTCGCTGAATCTCTGCTAGCTTTGCGTAAAATTCTTTACTCATGTTCACCTCAGAGCGGCAATTGTTTGCTTAATGCACCTGACTCGAAATCAAGCGATGTACCGACTGGCGGGGGAACAATGAAGCCATGTTCAATTAGCTTCTCAGCTACGGCCCAGAGGTCACCGTCAGCGATTAACTCAGCCATATCAGTTTGTTGGTCCAGCTTTACATCCTGCATAACGATTTGAATCTCACCGCGAGCATCTTTTCTCGTTGAGAAGTTTTGAGCGGTGCAAATTAGCTCTCTCATTTTGACCTCCAGAAATCAGTTACCATTGCCACATATCCAGCTGTCGTATTCGGATAGATGTGAACCGAGCCGTTAAACGCTATGACCAGTTCAGAATTTTGGATGATGTATGTCACGCATAAGCCTCCGGTCTGGCCGCATCGTTAACGAACTGCTGAATGCGGTCTAATTGAGTGGTAGTGAATTGTTTAAAGCGATTAAATAGGTTGGTAGCAGCGCCAATGACGCCGCCGATGGTGGTAGCCATTAGCGTTACTCCGTTAAGTGTTGTTGTCATATAACCGCCCACTCATTGAATAGGCGCTGATATGAAGGCGTAAAAAAAGCACCCGTAGGTGCTATAAATCAGTCTTTTCCATCAGTGCCTCGCGAATCCCCATAAGCCTTTCGATTTGCTTATGGTGCTCGGTTATTTTTTTACAACATGATGCGCAATCCAGAAATCTCTAGCCTCTGCATCATCGCAAAAAAAACTCCACGCAGAGATTCTTAGTGTTCTTTCATAGTTGAAAGAAGATTCAATTTTTTTAGCGATTACTTGCTTACCTGTAGCTTTTACTGCTTCAAACTTCGCGAACTCAGGCCATTCACAGTTGACGCAAACCCCCATAAAAAATAGAGCCAGCCGAAATGTCACTGACGCAATCTGGTGTAATCAATTTTCTCTCTCCCATAAAAAAGCCCTGACAGCGCAGTGCGTAACGGTTCACATCAATTTGTTTCTGCTGAGTAACTTACATAAATCCTCCAGTCAGGGTGGAATACTAGGTTTGAACTGCCACCGTTCAGTTCGAGTTATCTTTTTGAGTAAAAGCCACATAGCCCACTCTTAAATGAGCTATAGGGGGTTACTCGTCACAATTGAATTTCAATGTAGTGACCGACAAACCTTGAGTAAGCTAGAATTTTGCAAGCCTGTAGCTCTTCATGTTTCATCAGATATTTAGCAAAGCCTTAAAGGTTCGTGGAAATCCCTTATCGCCCACATCATGATGGTTGCTATGGATACTTTTTGAATCCCATTTGCTTCTTGGCACCCAAGTAAGAGACGAACTTTCAAACCAAAGGCTTTCGGCGTCATCAGGCTCGATAACATCAATCCAATGAAACTGATTAAGTATTCTCAATCCCTTTGGCTGATTGAATCTAATCTTCATCAATTCTCCCACAGACCATATAGGTCAATATAATCAATCCATCTGGCAACATTCCAGTTGCTAGTGTCTCCACTTGGAATAGGGCAGGAGTAAAGCCCTTGCTTGTATAGGTCGCGCTTGTTCATTACGCTCCACCCAAATAACTCTCAATGCTCCACCAAAGAATTCCGATAAGTGCTGACCAAAATGCGATAAGCAGTGCCGTCAGAATCATGTAAAACTTCTGATTAAACGTCATATTTAACCCATAAAAAAGCCGCTCTAGGAGACTTGTATCTATTCAATAAGCTA